CTACATTATTTCTATACCTATTAGAAATCTTGTTCATGATGTTTTGAACGTCGGCACAGTTCCACTTTTCTTCAAATTGCTTATCAATATTATCCATTATCGCCTCTTAAAATTATTCCACCAATCAATTGTTTAATTTCAACCAATTCATTTAAGCCATCCAGATACTTCTGATCTAGCTTATCTGACACAACGTAATCAACTTTTCCAGTCGGAGCGACCAGAATAGACCAATATTTTTTATTTTTAAGTTGTTCCTTTACAAGATCAACCGTAGCCCGAGTTTCTTCCGTAAGGACTTCTTCCTCGGTATAAGCACAAAGTTTCTTTTCTATTTCGGTTCGCACCTCTCTAAATTCAAAAGTAATAGGAATACCAATAGCAAAAGTGTATCGGCCCAGAATTTTTAACGCTTCAATACCGGGAATGTCTTTGGTCAAAATTTCTTTTATTGAACCAGTAATGTCAAAGTTGGTTGTACCAATTCTGCAATCCCAGCGATCTGATGGTTTAAACATAGAGTCCATCGGATATGGACCCCAAGGCGTATACATAATTTGGGCACTCGGAGGAATGATTTGCATGGGTAACATCATTTGCTGCTGCTCCATGTCCAATTCCTGCATATCTTCTACCATCGCTCGCATTTCTTGTTCGTTTAACTCATGGTATTCATCGACCAATGAGTTCCAACTTGTCCAAACAATTCTCTTATGTGCCATTTTTTACTCCGATTTAAATAGAAAATATTTGATCGGGAGGAACAACAACTTCATCGTTGGTTTGTGTATTTGCTTGCTGCGATTCTAAGAAGCTGTGCATTATCTTAGATATTGCTAGATAATCCATCTCCGCATTATTTATTACGCATTGTTGCTTCATTTCTTCAAAAATTTTAAGACCTAAATCATCAAATAGCAGGCTGTAAAACACTGACGCTGCACCCGCTAGGCCACTTTCATCAGGCGACCAGTTGATTTGATAAGTCAGTTCATTGTTCTTATCTACAGTTATCGCCAATGAGCACACCTTATCTTGAAGAAAATCTCCTAAATCAGTGTCTAATTGTGGATCTTGGGGTTCGTTCGATGGTTTTTCCATATCTTTCCTTTAAATGTACTTCTTCAAGATCGACCAACATACCTTTGTTTTTAACTCTAATTAGATGTTCTGGCATGGAAATCGTATAAACAACTTCACATTCAGAGCTACCCGCTTCATGAATAAAATCTGACAATTGAGGATAGCAGTAAACAACTTCTAAAAAAGAGTATTTTTGTAGTATCTCGGTAATTGTGTCCATCTCTGATTTTGTAGAAACATATCCTGAAATTGGATGATAGTTTTCATCTACTAAGAATCTCAATGGAATTACACCATTTGTTCTTGGTCTATCGAAGACTTCCATTACCAATAGTGTGATCTTTGTTTTCATATTATACCACAGATTTTCTAATTGTCAACAGGTTTTTCTTGATTTTCCTGCATTTGTTGTGACAATCTATTCAAAGTGTTGAGTTGTTCTGAAAGTGCGGCATATTCGGCCACAGCTTTTTCCAGCCGCAGTAACGAGCTTTCCTCTGTTGGATTTGCCAATGCACTGTTAATATCAAAGGTTTTTTCATGCATTAGAGACTGAATTTTAATTTGCAAAGTTTGAACAATATCCATTATAGTCCTCAATAGTTAGAAATAAAAATGCGGTTTTGTTGTATCTATCATACTCGGTGAAGAACCGCATGGAAACTTCCCTTTGTTGTAGATAGCACTCAGTTAGCCAAGCAATAAGCCAACCCTTTAAAGTCTTGCGACAGGCCGGTTTTTTCCTTTGGCGTAACTGCATGGTTTTCTGTTCCGAGATTGGACTCTAGCAGCTTGTTGATTCCGTCACCATATCCATCGTATTTTCCCTTTAGAGATTCTCCGAATACATTTTTTGCTGCCTTAACATACACATCATTAACCTGCTGTGCATCAGCATCGTATCCTTTAACTCTATCAGAAAACACGTTGTTGAATATCGCTAGTCGGACTTGATCCTCTGCATCTGTAACCAACTCTGCCAGCGGAGACACTTTATTCAAAACATCTTCATCTGGCATGTCTATTACAATTACCGGAGATGGATCTGGACCAATATCAATATTGGAAATTACTTCCTTAATATTAGGCCAGAAAAGACCCATGACAACACATAAAGCTCCCAGTACAAGTCTGATGTTATTTGTCATCGTAACCCTCCGGTTCTACATTTACTTCTTCGTCTCTTACATGAATTAACAAAGGGAACACCTCGTCTAACAAATCACAAGCCTCATTAATTCCAGCTTCGTGAACCGCATCAGCCAAGGTTTCCCACTTTGTAATTAAATCTCCTAGATCGTTACTGCTAGAACGTTTTACCTTAACGCTCTTAAATTTACTAAAGAAGTCTAGCAGAACTGGTGCGACTAAAATAACACCCAGCCCCAGAAATACCCACTGGATAACGTCCATACTTCCCAAAAAACTAGATAAAAGTTCCATAACGATCTCCTCTTAGTTACTTAGTTTCGCGTACAGTGTCACCGATCACCCAAGCAACCACAATGGTGACGACACCAATCAACTGCTCTTGATTAAGTTCAACACCGAACGCTTCCGATGCAACAACAGAAACAAGACCAACAGCAGACACCCAAAATCTACGAGACTTGAGTAGCGATTTAGCTTTACCCATAACAATTCTCCACTATAACTATAGTTTAATTAGAGGTCGTTCATCGACCGAAGAGGCGACCTCCAAAAAGACCTCTTCTTTTTTGCACACTTTGTTTCGTTGTGATGGGTTCATCATCACACTCAACAGGTAAATCCTTTTGACCATGATACGGACATGCCGAAACATGACCGTCTCCTTGAACTATTTTGCCTGTCCCTTTACAGATACACTTTGCCGGATCTGGATCTGGTCCAGTTGGCTCGTCATCATCTGGAGGAACTGGCTTGTCGCCACCAAGGATCGACTTCTCCGCATCATCAAAAGCTCCTTCTGTTGTAACTATTATACTTTGAATATCGTCATTTGTCAACCCTGAATTCAAAGTTTTTGAAGGATTGCTGAAAAAAATAAAAGCAGCAATTACACCAGCACCTAAAAGTGCTCTATCTGTAATATTCATTAAAACACCTCGTTAGCTGAGAATTTAATTTTTCTAGCAGGAAATCCATCAACATCACTGAAAACCCAAGCACCACCGCCCGACAACATTCCCCTAGCGTCTTTTTCTCTAATCCAGAAACTTCCTTCTGGTTGATCGTGAACTTTTGGCCCGCTATTCCAAACGCCCCAACTGTTCTGAACCAAGAAAAGCATCTCTTTGTATCTTGAGTGAGTATCATCACAGGCAATCCAAGCCATAGCATGATTCCATCTGCCGGAACGTTTTGCGATTCCCTTAGAATCTCTTTTGCTTGAGAATCCATAACCCGAACAAACAGACATCGCATATCCATTTGCCAGAGCATCTCTAGCTTCTTCTACAGTTCTGATATTTGAGATTGTTTTAACTTGATGTTTTTTAGCTTCTGTTTTATAGATGCTGTCTGGGATGCGATGCTTCGCACCAATGCTAGAATTGTATTTAGAAAGATCAATGTCTCCATAGTCTTGCCTAAGTAAGATCCCACCATTTTGATGAACATATCTGGCAGCACCAGAACATGACATTCCCTGCCCTTTGTGACCACGGGATTGATAAATAGCTTCAGTTGCACCTCGATGTAAGAACTCTTCGCGTTCTCCGTTCTTAATTTCAACTGCTCTTGTAATGTCTACGGCATTTCTCGTGGAGTGTGATACACAATCGCCTGTCGTCTGTCTTTCCGCTGGTCCGAATCCGGGGTCGAATTCTAAAAGACATTTGAATGGCAAACTAAGTTCGCCTTCTCCACTACCAGAAAGTCCGTATGCAGCAGCACCGAAAGTCGGATGTGGTAATTCGCCAAGCAACTTTGCGACATCTTCTGGGTCGCATACCGATCCAACAAATCCTTGCTTGTATAGGTTTAGGATGGATCTTGGTGACTTAAATTCTGAGTCCATTTAATAACTCCTTTGCTGAATTTTCCCAGCTAAACGTTTTAGCTGTTTCTATACCGGCTAAATTTGCAGTTCCCTGATGAGATCCTACGCTATAAGTACCGTATTGTTGTTTTGTTTTATGAACAGTTCTAAGATGTTCTATCAATTGATCTTTTTGAGGTTGGTCAAGTGCTGCCCATTCCCCATGACTGCCAGAAAAGAAAACTCCATCATGGGCTTTGCTTAAACCGTCAATATCTACCAAATAACAATTATCTTTGTTGCAAAATTCAGTGTGGGCAGAATAATTAGTAGCTATTACAGATTTTCCACAAGCCATCATTTCCAGCAGTTCTAAATTCCAGCCCTCCGCTCTGGCTGGGAACACGCCACAATCAGTCTGACGCATAATATTATACACATACTTGTGACTTTTTTGCCTTGGAATGATCTTAATCTTATCTCCAAGTGGGGAATTTTTGTATAAATTTTTCCATTGATCGTTCATCGGGCCAATAAATGGATTGTCGCACATCATCCAAAGTTCTACATTGTCACTTTCTTGAAATGCGGCATTGAAACATTCCAGCAAAACGTCATGCCCCTTACGCTTTTCCCATTTTCCACAATTAAAAAAGATTGTCTCGGTTCTACCGGAACTGCAAGGTCTGAAGAGTTCTGTATCAACTC